TTAATTCAGCAGACCCACTTAAGATTTGGTTCTACAAGTCTTAATATTCATTTAATATTTGAGGGTAGACAAACTACCCTTATTCGTATTATAATAAAGGTATACAAAACAAATTTCAAAATTATGTTACAAAAATTCGTTGAAGTCCCAAATACAAATATTCAAGAGGAAGTCTTAAGCGACTTCGGTTATGACCTCTGCTACGACATGGCACAGCAGTACGGACACGCACAGTTGGTGTGGTACGCACTTAACGGAACCAGAGTGGTGGAGGGTGAGTACACGGACAGGGACTAACCCATTCGTGCGTTCGTGAATACAGCAGTTGGTGGGGGGTCGCCCCCGCCCCCCGTTATATAAAATGGCAAGGTACCATTAAGCTATAAACGACCCAGATCGAAAGTGTATTAACAGGCACTTAAAAAATTTTTTTGATATATAAAATCAAGATGTGGTTTCATTTAATGCAAAAAAATTTCTCTGAAAATTTTTCGTCCGTAGAGGTCGATGATTATACTCACGAATACTTGATAAGAATTCCTGAGTGGATTATCTATGAGATGAACTGGTACGATGGCACAGAGTTAAACATTAAATTAGATGGAGAGGAGTTAATTATCCATGAACGAGACTAAAACTTATCACATTTATTTTCAAGATAAATGCATCTTCAAGAATTTGAACGAAGATGACTTTCATTTTATATGGGGTAAACTCTACACCTCATACCATAAAGAAGAAATCACATATACTTTTATTGAGGAAAACCCTACAATCTCAAAAGAACTTTCAGAATCATCTTATTGACTGTCCACTATATAAGTGGTATAATGAGTTTGTAATTACACGTTATTATGGCTAAAGGATTTACAGTCAAAGCAAAATCGCCCGTTGCGAAAAAAGCAAAGGCAAAACCAGAGTGGGACTATGATAAAGCAAGGGAGATGATTCGAGGAAAATCAGTTGTCTTCTGTTTACCTGGTAGAGGAGTATCATATACATTCTTAAAGAACTTTGTACAATTATGTTTCGATATTGTACAGGCAGGAGCACAGATACAGATATCGCAAGACTATAGTAGTATGGTAAACTTTGCACGTTGCAAGTGTTTAGGTGCAAATGTGTTACGAGGTGCTGACCAAGTTCCTTGGGATGGAAAGTTAAAGTATGACTATCAGTTATGGATCGACTCAGATATTGTTTTTAATACAGAGAAGTTTTATCAGTTAGTATTGATGGATCAACCATTAGCATCTGGATGGTATTGTACAGAAGATGGGCAGACAAGTTCGGTGGCTCACTGGATGGAGGAAGAAGACTTCCGTAAGAACGGTGGAGTGATGAACCATGAGACCCTCGAAACTATGAGTAAGAGAAAGAAACCCTTTACAGTTGACTATACTGGTTTTGGATGGTTATTGATAAAGAATGGAGTCTTTGAGCATGCAGAGATGAAGTATCCTTGGTTTGCTCCGAAAATGCAAGTCTTTGAGTCTGGTGAGGTACAGGATATGTGTGGCGAAGATGTCTCGTTCTGTTTAGATGCAAAAGAGGCAGGTTTTGAGATATGGTGTGATCCAAGAGTACGTGTAGGGCATGAAAAAACCAGAATCATCTGATTATCGCTATCGTATTCGTCATAATCAAGAAGTATTGGGGGACAACTTGACTACTGAGGAATACTGTGATATGATGGAGGATATAGCACAACAATATTATGAGGGAAAATTCCCGAATCCCCTCTCGTTAACTACTGAAATTTGTGAGTAATGGCTGCAAAATGGAACATGGGTGGAACTATCGAGTCAAAACCCAAAAAAACAAGACAAGGAAGAGGTCAGCATACAAAATATTCCGCTACCTCTCGTAATAAAGCTAAAAAAAGAAGCAGAGGGCAGGGTAAGTGAACTGCTGGCACTGCGGAACTGAGTTGATCTGGGGAGCAGATCACGATATGGAGGATGTAAATGATGGAGAGGAGTCAGAATATGACTTTTTTTCTAATTTTACTTGTCCTAAATGTTATTCATATGTTGAAGTATTCCATTATAAAGGTCCTATAGACGATGAGCACACTAATAACTAACTTACCATCCTACGAAGTATGGGTGAGAAAAGAATATTTGACCGATCATAAGTCAGGTCATGGCGAATTTACCAAAGGAGTTTGGGTTTCTGCAAAAAGTATACCTGGTCGTGCCTTTTATTTTGAAACTTATTTACCTGAGTACGCTGCGATATATGATAAGTTACCAATAGCCGCTTTTGTCTCGTCTCCTGAGACCCCAGATCCAGATATGACACTGCATAATCTGCAGTTTTGGAACTGTATGGACTATGGAGTGGTCGCAGTACAGAAACAATTCATCGGTTCGATGCATTATGAGGTATATACAAGGGACTTTGGAACTCAAACGGGAACTTATATCTGCACTTTAGATAATTATCACCAAGATGTTGACGCAATCGACTACTCTACGAGTGAACAACCTGCTGAACATAAGTCTCATAACCTAATTGAACTTGATAATGGACAGTTTTGTCTCTATCCTAACAACAGAATGAGGATTTATGACAACAGTATTACTCCTGAGACACCCAAAATGCCTGATTTTAAGGTTTCAACAGTGTATTATCAGGTTGAAAACGGTCATGATCGTGATGGATTAGGTAATGAAGAGAATTATTTTTGGAAAACAGCGAAAGAAAGAGCATTTAATGATGTTGGAGTGGGAAATACTGCGATAACAGGGATTGTAGACCTCGCACAAATTGATATTACACCAGATCTGGGATAAGTGTTACACAACTCACATAAATAAAGTGAGTAAACTATTATTAAATGTACGGGCAAAGGGTTTCAAGGTCATTTAAAGACATAAGTTTGTCTTTTGACCCCCATCCAGTTACTAAAGATCTACCTGTTCTTAGAAACGAGAGGGCGATAGTTCGTTCTGTTCGTAATTTAGTACAAACAATACCTGGTGAAAAGTTTTTTAACCCTTTAATAGGGTCTGGAGTCCGTGGACTCCTTTTTGATTTTATGGATGTGGCAACTGCTGACTCCATTGAAGATGAAATTATTACTGTAATTAATAATTATGAACCTAGAGTGAATAATGTGCAAGTTCAAGTCAATCCTAGACCCGATAGGAACAATTTTGACGTAACGATATTCTTTGATATTATTGGGCAAAGTTTACCATCACAACAATTTACGTTCATCCTAGAAGCAACTCGATAATATGCCTTTCACTAAGTTTACAAATCTTGATTTTGATCAGATAAAAACACAGATAAAGAGTTATCTTCGTGCAAATTCCGATTTTAAGGACTTTGACTTTGAAGGTTCTAATTTTTCGGTTTTAATTGATACTTTAGCGTACAATACTTACATTACTGCCTTTAATTCTAACATGGTTGTAAACGAATCTTTCTTAGATTCAGCAACAATTCGTGAAAATGTTGTCTCTTTAGCAAGAAATATAGGATATGTACCACGTTCAAGGTCTGCTGCTAAGGCACAGGTCAGTTTTACCTATAATACTACATCTACTGCTCCTACAGCGACTCTTACAGCGGGTCTAGTGTGTGTGGGAACAGTTGAAAATACAAATTATCTCTTCTCAATACCTAACGATATCACTACAACCATCGTAAATGGTGTTGCAACCTTTAATAATATTGATATTTTTCAAGGAACCTTTCTAAGAAAGCAATTTGTGGTTGATGGATCGTTAGATCAGCGTTTTTTACTTGATAATTCATTTATAGACAGCTCAACAATCGTTGTAAAAGTCGCAGACCTTAATGATTCAGGAGTTGGAAGAGAATATTCACTTGCATCTAACATTTTAAATATAGATTCTACATCAGAAACCTATTTAATTCAAGAAATCAAGGATGAGAGGTATGAACTATTGTTTGGAGACGGATATTTTGGCAAAAAACTAGAAAATGGTGATAAAATTACAGCAACATATATTATAACTGATGGAAAAGATGGAAATGGTCCATCAAGTTTCTCTTACGCAGGTAGAGTTGTCGATGATTTAGGAAATGCTATAGTTCCTACAAGCGATATAGTCATAAACACTAATATTTCTGCACAAAATGGTGGAGATATTGAAAGTGTTGACTCAATAAAGTACTTTGCACCTCGTATTTACTCCTCTCAGTACCGTGCAGTGACCGCTAGAGACTATGAAGCAATAATACAGTCAGTTTACCCTAACACGGAGTCTGTGGCGGTTGTAGGGGGCGAGGAACTTGATCCACCTGAGTTTGGACAAGTGGTAATTAGTATAAAACCTAAGAATGGTGATTATGTCTCTGACTTTGATAAACAAAATATCTTATCAAAACTAAAAAATTACTCATTATCTGGAATAAATCAAAAAATAGTCGATCTTAAAGTATTATATGTTGAAATTGATAGTGCGGTATACTTTAATAGTTCGCAAGTAAGTGACGTAAACGATGTAAAGAGTAAAGTGATGGGCATTTTATCAACATACTCATCTTCAAACATCAATAAGTTTGGTGGTCGATTTAAATATAGTAAATTGGCTCAAATTATTGATAGTTCAGACATATCAATTACATCAAATATAACTAGAGTTATAATTAGACGTAATTTGAAGGCTTTGATTAATCAATCTGCACAATATGAGATATGTTATGGTAATAAATTTAAGAAAAACTCAGGTGGATTCAATATTAAGAGCACAGGATTTACTTTAGCTAATCAATCAGGCACATTATACTTTACAGATGTTCCAGATGCTACTGGTAATATGGGAACATTATCAGTTGTTAAGGAATCAACAACATCTGATGAATTTATTGTCGTAGTTAAGTCTGCAGGATCAATAGATTATGAAAAAGGTGAAATAATGGTTAATACTTTAAATATAACATCAACTGTTGCATCAAATGATATTATTGAGATCCAAGCATGCCCTGATTCAAATGATGTAATTGGATTGAAAGACTTATATTTAAGTTTTTCTGTTGCAGATAGCACAATAAATATGATTAAGGATACAATTTCATCTGGAGAGCAGATATCTGGTGTCGGATCC